GATGTTATCACGATTGCTCGTTGCAAATGAAGGAGCATTACCAGCAGAACCACCAGATTTCACTGGTTGGGATTGTGCTTGCGACTGAGCAGGTTGTTGTGTTTCGGCAGGAACTGGAACAACATTTACTGGCGGTTCTGGTGCTGGACCAACTTTTTCTGCAAGTTTTTCATCTCTCTTCATTGGAGTAAACATATCAACAGGAAGTTTTCCAAACTTTCCAACATATTTTTCAGTGTCAACAAATGACTGAACACTAGCATCAACTGAAAATCCAACTTCGGCAAATGATTTGCCATTATCGAATAATTTTGTAGAATCTATTCCCTTAGAAAGATCTGCCTGCATTGCAGGTTTTTCTTCTTTACTTTCTTTATCTGCTGTTTCTTCAGGTTCAAGTTTTGTTGTTCCACTTTCTGGTGGCAATGATGGATCAAACTCTGCTTTTTGATTTTCTCCACCACCTTCTTCTTTCTTTCCAAGTAACTTGTTTGGATTGATAGTAGAACTAACTACATTGGATCCAGATTCTGCTTGATTTATATTTCCACCCATCAACATTTCTGTTGGAAGTGATGGACCACCCATCCCAGTTAGATTATTCTCTGGTGGTTTATTTGGGTCTAATTTTTGTGCTTCTTGCTTACTTTCTGGTGCAGTAACCTCAGCGGCTGGTGTAGTTTCGGCGCTAGGTGTTTGACCAGATTGAATATTTTCTGCAGTTGGTGGTGCGTTAGGGTCTATACTTGATGCAGGTTCCTCACTAGCACCAGAATTATTATCGTTTCCTGGAATAAATCCAGTTACTTTGTTCCAAACTCTTCTTCCACCTTCTTTCAATACTTCAAAAAATTGTTCAAAAGGATTTGTGAACAATCCTGCTGCAGAAATTGAAACTAACCTCGATCCAATACCAGAAAATGATTTTGATAACGTAGAAATACTATCCTTAAATCCAGTGAATATTCCTGTTATCTGGGAAACATTTTTTAGGACAGTTTCTTTGAGTTCATTTAATCGTTTATTATTATCTGCGCTTAGATCTTTTATGAAATCAAGAGTTTTGATTACTAACCAACCACCAAGCAGAGTACCAAAGAATTGTCCTAATCTACCAAGTGTAAACTGTGCGGTGCTTGCAAGTTTTTGTGCGGGTGCAATTGCCGCTGCTTGAATCTTCTTTTCAATTACACTTTCTTTTCCTTCGCGCAGCTTTTCTTCTGCAAGTTTAGATTCAAGTGCTTGTTCTTGTGCTTCTTTCTGCCTTTCTATTGACTGTGATGTTGATAAATTACCAGCGATTACTTGCAATGAATTAGCAAGAGCATTCATCTGAGCAGACATTCCTTGTATCTGATTAGATACAATGCCCAGTTGTAGTGAATTCTTATCTATTAAACTAGTTGTTACTGGATCTGGTTGAGCAGCAGTATCCGCCCTGCCTGCAAAGGCAGAAGCAGATATTCTAGATGTTCTACCTGCTATTGGCGATAGTTCAACCATTCCTTTGTTGTGCCTTTAGATTTTCTTCCTCAATGTACTGTTGGAGGAAAGTAAGATATACTTCTTTCTCCCAAGGTATCATATTTTCTAGTTCTGTCAAGCTATATTTATGATGCTGCATCAAGGCAAAATTAACTCGAAAGTATGACTCAAGGTCAGTATGAGCCATACTCACGCGAAAAAACTTCCAAGTCCCTCCAGAACAACCTCATTCTCAACTTCGGTCTTTGGATTCTTAACTTTGATGGTATGTGAAAGTTTAGGCATCGTAGCAAAGAAATTTTCAACCATCTTGAATTGTTTTGAACTCAACTGCTCAACAAATTCTTTCAGTTCTTTCTTAGTGCAGTCTGATGCTGACCAAGATTCTTCTTCATTGTACACTTGTTCAATACAAGATATCACCACATCAAAAGTATCATCAATGGTTATAGTATCCAATACAAAGTTGTTCTTTACAAATTCTTCCATTGATGGATATTTCATTCTCAAAATAAGACTATCGTCTAGTTTAATATCTCTTGAATGATTTTCATCAACTTGAATTTGAATCTCATCCAGATTAATTGTTACTGGAACTTTTGTAACTCCATCATCAGGACATGTAACAAGAACTTCTACTTCTTCTCCGACAGACTTACCACGAATATTGAGGAACAAATACTCAATGTCAAATGTAGAAAGTTCACTTACTTTAATTCCCCTTGTAAGAACACAGGAAGAAATAACATCTTTTACCGCATTAGCAATTTGAGCAGTATCCTCAGATTCCATTGCAATAATTAGAATCTTTTCTTCCTTGACTAGAAATGGTCTATACTTAACCTTCTTTCCAGATGAAGGAATAACCAACTCATAGGTTGGTGTTGAAATCTTTGGTAAAGGCATTACAATCCTTACAAATCAGTAAAAATATTTAGATGGTCAAACGAAACGTCTTTCTGAGGTGAAAGAACTTCTGATTTGCTCATCACTTAAAACACTAGAATTTTTTCCAAAGTATGAACTATTTCCAGTGAATTTGGAATATTCTCCAAGAGTTTGATTGGCATATGATGTTGATCCACCAAATATATCAATGTTCATCGCATCTGCAAAGGAAATATTACCAAATGGAGTTCCACTAGTGCTTTCTCTCTTTGGATTTAATTTATTATTATCTTCTCCTTTGAATACATCATATGAATATGATTTTCCAGAAATATATCTATCGTAATTGAATGATGCAGATGCTCTTAGAATATTTGAACCTTCATAAGAAACGGAAGTTGAATTTAAAGATATTGGAAACAAACCAAAGAATCTATATTCGATGTACCTATTATAGTCTCTCTCAAACTTGATAATTCTAGTTTCGTCACACTTATATTCATCTGGATATCTCATTCTAAAGTAATATCCCTTGCTTGTAGGACTTGCGCCGTCCCCACCAGTTGTACTACCACTTCCAATAAACTCAATCCAATGCTCTAAAAACTTTAAAGAGTTATATGAACGATCAACATAGAACTCCAATTCCATTTGAGTGAATGTTCTAGTGTGTGCCATCTTTTCGGCAACACCCATATAGTTTCCTACAACATCTGCTGTTGCAAAGGAACTTCCAGGAAGAGATGCTCTACTACAAAGCAAACCAATATTTTCAGTAATAAATCTAGAATCCATTCCCCTTAGACCTAAATGCTGTCTAAGATTTGGTTGCAAACCACCAAACTCAATCAAATAATGAGAAGTTTGTGCCAGATTTGTAAGAGTTGGTTTAACCTGAGATATTTTTTTCGGAAATGGTCTAGGCACTCTAAATATCTTATAAGTGATTGTTTAGTTATTTAGATGTCATATAAAGGAAAATACAAACCTTCATATCCCCAAAAATACAAGGGTGACCCAACTAATATCATCTATCGTTCCTTGTGGGAGCGCCGTTTTATGATTTATTGTGACACAAATGAAAATGTTTTAGAGTGGCAGTCAGAAGAGTTCTGTATTCCTTATCGCTCACCGATTGATAATAAGGTTCATCGATATTTTCCAGACTTCTTTATCAAGTATAAAGATGCTAATGGCAGAGTTAAATCATCTTTGATTGAAGTAAAACCGCTACGACAGTGTGCTCCTCCACCAAAACCCAAGAGACAAACTAAAAAGTATCTTGGTGAGGCATTTGAATATGCCAAGAATCAAGCAAAGTGGGAAGCAGCAAGAGAGTATTGTAAAGATCGTATGTGGGAGTTTAAGGTTCTAACAGAAAAAGAACTTGGTATTAACTGATGCCTAGAAAGACTCTAAAAGAAAGAAGACCAACAGATACAGATACAAATCGCAATCGTATTCGTGCGATAAGTGACAGTATCATAGGATTAAAAGATCCTGATGATATTATGGTTGAACTGATTAGTGTCTTAACAGAATCTCCAAAGCAATCAGTTCAAGCTGGAAAGATATACGTGTTCGTTTATAATGCAAAAACTAATCAGTTAAGATATGATCAAAATCCTTTTGTAGCAGTTACTGATGTAATGTCTTGGGGGTTTCGTGGATTGAATTTTCACTGGGATCAGACAAGACAATACACCTGGAATGAAGTTGCTGGTGGTGTTTATGAAGTGTATCCATCAGAGGTAAAGGATCTAAATATGATACCTTTTGCCAATTTCAGGCTAAATACCTAAAAACAGTCCATAATGCCAAATCAAGAAGACTGGTCTGAAATAACTGCTAATGCTTGGAGTTATGCTGCCAATGGAAGATCATTGAATTTTTTTGGTGACAGTTCTTCTTCTGGTGGTGCTAAAAATTCTGGTGAGCAAGGAAAAGAACCTGATGTATTCATCTATCCTTTGGATATGATGCAAGAGAAAACGGATTATTTGGAAATTAAAATATTCGAACAAGTAAGAAGTGATGATATTTTTGGACTTGGTACAGCATCGTCTGGAAAAAACGATGAAAGTGCAATCTCAATAAATCAATATACTGATGTTTTTAATTCGGAAAAAACAGGAGATAAACTTCGAAAAAATGCAAGATTTATATTTTTACCAATTCCACAGCAGGTAGCGGATTCAATTGCCGTTTCTTATGCAGAAGATAGAATAAA